GCCTTTTGATACTCCATTGTTCTTGATTCAAAGAAGTTTCCTTTTGTTTCAACAGCAATCTGTTCCATAAACTTAAATGGTTGTTCAACATTAAAATGTTTTTTACATCCAAACTTAACTAATAAACCATCAGTAACAAATTCAAGGTATTGTTTCATTAAATTTGAGTTCATACCAATTAAAGACACAGGTAATGATTCGGTAATAAATTCTTTTTCAATCTCTAATGCAGATAGTAAAATTTCTTTAATTCTTTTCTCCGTTGGTTTATTTTCAACATGATTGTTAATCAAATGAATTGCAAAATCACAATGTAAGTTCTCATCTTTAAAGATTAATGAGTTAGCGTTACATAATCCTTGCATAATTCCTCTTGATTTCATCCAAAAGATAGAACAGAACGAACCGGAGAAGAAAATACCTTCAACCGCAGCGAATGCTACTAATCTTTCTTGGAAAGAGGAGTTCTCAATCCAATCAAGAGCCCATTTAGCTTTCTTTTGAACCGCTGGTAATCTATCTATCGCGTGGAAACATTCGTCTTTTTCTGTTTCATCAGAAACATAAGTGTCAATCAATAATGAATACATTAACGAGTGAATGTTTTCCATCATAATTTGAAATCCGTAAAAAAACTTCGCTTCAGCATATTGAACCTCTTTTAAGAAATTCTCAGCCAAGTTTTCATTTACAATACCATCAGACGCTGCAAAGAACGCTAATACATTTTTAAGGAAAAATCTTTCATTATCTGATAGGTTTTCCCAATCTCTAATATCATTAGATAAATCTACTTCTTCCGCAGTCCAAAAAGCGGCTTGATGTTGTTTGTAAAATTCCCATATATCATTATGTTCAATAGGGAAGATAACGAATCTGTCATTATTTGGTTCTAATATTTTTTCTTTCATTTTTTTAATTTTGTTTTTGTTGTTCTTCTTTTTGTTTTCTTTTTTCCATTAACTCTTTAACCCTATCTCTTTTTCTTTCCTCTTGTTGTTCTCCAAACCCTAAGAATGTCACTGAACTTTCAGTATCAATTTCTAACAACTCATTATTAAATTTACAATTTTCAAAAACTACACCGTCTTTACCAAGACGAGATTTTGTTATTGCGATTGTTGCTAAATTCATTTCTTTTTGTTGTAGGGTCTTAGCGATAGAGATAATTACGTGACCAACCTGAGCCTTTTTAATTGACCCACCCATTTGGTCGGTCGTCACTACTTCAGCTGAAATTGAAGACCTATTACCTTGTGTTGCGGTCCATCCCACTAAATCTAGTTCATGACACATTGCTTCAAACCCTCTCATTACAGAACCTTCCGCTTTCCATTCGTCTTTACTTGATGATTCAGGTAATATACAATCGATATAATCTAACATAATTAAATCAATCTTTGTGCCATCGGCAATAATTTTTCTAACTTGATTTTTGATTTGATTCATAGTCATAGTGTCAGAAGCTAATTTTTTCAAAATTAACTCATTTTTCATAGTCTCTTTAATTTCAGTTATTTTAGACATCACCTCTTCTTTATTTTTAACCAAATTATCAGGCTCAATTCCTGTCCAAAGTGTGAAGTGTTTTCTTTGAATAATTTTAGGGTTGTCTTCAAAAAATATTTGAAGGACATTGTATCCTAAATTAAACGCAGTGTTTGCAATTTTGGTTAAAATTGTTGTCTTACCAACCCCTGTTGGAGCTAAGATAACACCAATTTCACCTTTAGCTAAACCACCCTTAAGTAGTCTATCAATACCTGCAATTCCCATAGGAATTGGGTGTCTATAATCTTCATCTAATACGGTATCTAAGTTATCAAAGATGTCTGTCTGCCCTTTTTCAATTTCACCGACTTGTAACGCATTTCTTACTAATCCTTCTACTTTATCATAAGACTCAAAATCACCTTCTGTAATAATTTTTTGAGCTCTGTCCATCGCCTTTTGAAGTTCTTGTTGTTTACAGAACTTTAACGCCTTTTCCTGAACAAACATAGTACCCTCAAATGGAGCATCACTTACTTGTTTTAGGGTATCTAAGACCACTTTTGCAACTATTTCTTGTGTAATTTCGGATTTAACAATTTGGTCAAGAGTTTCGAAATTAGGAGTAGATTGGTACTTTATGTAATACTCTTTAATCATTTGTAAAATGATTTTAAAGTATTTATTGTCGAAGTACGACGACTCAATTACATCCATAATAGACGATGAAAAATCTTTATCTACTACTATTTGATTTAGTAATTGTAGTTGAAATGTGTTCCCTAAATAATCAAAATTTTTGTTCATAAATTGTTTTAATGTTTAACTGTGTATTAATTAAATAGCTACCTACTTAGTTCAAATTCCAAATAATTGTAACTTAATTTAGGATTTGAAAAAATGTCAGTTAATTCACGAAGTACCTCTTTTAAAAGTGGTCGTACATCGACTGTATAACGAACTTTCGGAGGATAAAATTTTCCATCAAAAACTCTATGACAAATTGTCTGTTCCCCAAGTTTAACATAAATGTTAAAATCTTCAGGACCATCTGTATAAGATGTGTTCATAATTGATTGGTCATGAACAATTGATTCTTTATTGTCCATCATGTAAATCACCGTTTTCATTGTCAAAGCGTGTTGAAGTTCATCTTTCAAATTTAAAATAAAATCGTATAAATCAACAGAGTTTTTTGCCTTTGGGTTATACCCTCTAACATTAAAAAATCTTTGAACTACGATGTTTTCATTCAGGGTCAAAAGGAATTCCATTTTTGTACTGTCTTGTTCTCTCATGTTTGTTTAATTTTTGTTTGTGTTTCTTTTTTCTTTTCTTGTTAATTTCATAAATGGTCGAAGGAAGTTTACCCAAGCCTCATCATTCTTGGGAAGATACTTAAAGAGACCATCTTCCATCATAAGTCTCATTAAGTTTTTGTATCCTCTATCCGAGGGGTCGATGGTATCAGTGTAGATTTGTTTAACGAGTTCTTTACCCTCGTCGGTAATAAGTGGTATTCCAAGGTCTACAATCTTTTTATTCATCTTATAGAACTCTTCTCCAAGTATACCATTTTTTGTTTTACCAATCAAAATATTCTCCAATGATTTAGGTTTTTTCTTTTGCTCGTTATTTCGAGCAATTTCTAATAAAGTGTCCATATTAACGGGCATTTTTTGAATGTCAGGAAATAACTTAACCAAAGTTTTTTCCCCTAAACCTTCAATACCATCAATATTATCTGAGTTGTCTCCTGCAAAAATTTTACAAGTTAATACATTGTAATGTGGTATCTCAACTTTATTAATGATAACCATATCACCTTGTTTAAAGTATTTTTTTAAGTTTGGTGAGTAAACGGATACTTTATCCGAGATAAGCTGTGTGAGGTCTTTATCTGAAGAAAAAATAGTGATGTCTTCATCGATTGCAATTTGACAATAAAAAGCAATTAAATCATCGGCCTCATTATGAATCATCTCAACTTGTCTTATAAAAACTTCTTCAAGATATTTTTTAACACGGGCATTTTGTTCAAGATATGATTCAAGTTTATACTCGTTCATATCATTCTTTCTTTTTCCTTTATATTGTGGATATAGTTCTTTCCGAGTGGATGAACTGTATTCGGCATCCCAAAAAACAACAACTTTATCATAGTTATGTTCTTCAAGGAATTTTCGAATTGTATTGATAAAGTGGTAAATAGCCCCCAAGTGACTTCCGTCACTATAGAGGTCTTTTACTCCATGAAATCCAATCTTCATTAAGTTGGACCCATCTATTATTAATGTTTTAATAAGGGTTGTGATTTAAATTACTAGTCGACTTCTTTTTCTTCTTTTAGGTCAAAGTCACCGTCAGTTCCGATGATATCTTTCCAATATTCTGCGTATTCTTTTTTGTATTTTTCAATATTTGTTTTTTCTTCTGCACTGTCTTTACCGGCAATAAATCCGTGAGGGGTTACAATAATTTTTCCATCATCATAACCTAAACCATTAATGTGATTTTTCATTACAGATACTTTAGTTCTTGATGCAAACTTAATAGTTCTTTTATCTTTCGTTGCAGTAATTTTAGTTGTACCCGCACCTTTTTGATTTCCAAATAAGAAAACTAATGACGAGTTTAACCAAATTGCCTCTCCACCTTTAGCTTTAATTTTTGGTTGTCCAAATGGATTATCAGGTAACTCAACCCAAGGTTGATTTACAATAATTAAAGTATTTTCATATTTAGAATCCGCCTTACGAGACCCTGAAATTCTTTGATTAATACCCATACCAATCTTATCCGCCAATGTTGAAGCGTTGTGTTGTTTTCCACCCTTACCTTCAAAAGTCATTTTACAAGGAACAGAACCAACTGAATCCCACATAAAACATAAACTGTAATCTAAATTACCTTTTTCTTGCTCATCTAACAAATTATTAATATAGTCTGTTATTTGTTCAATATAACTAAAATTATTATTGAAAATATAAAATCCATCCCAATCAAGTTCACCTGTCTCTTCATCAACAACTTCCTCACAGTCAAATCCCATAAGTTTTGCATGTTCAAACGACCACTTTTGCTCTGTAATAATAAACACAGGAAGAATACCTTTTTTCTGAGCATCAACCGCTGTTTTAACTAACGCAGTTGTTTTACCAGTATCTGAGTGACCTAAGAACATATTTAAATGTCCAATAGCCGGTCCAGGTAATCCAACCGCATCCAAAAAATCAGGACCTAAATCGAAAAACCTTTGAGGTTTATATTTTGCCGATGTTGAGAATTTGTCTTTAATAGACTTAAAATCAGTTTTCTTGATTGCCATTTTCTATTCTTTTAATGTTAGGTAATTTGTTTGTTTTATTTCTATTATAGAAACTACTGTCTTCTTCATAAAGAATACCAATTTCTTCTTCATGAAGGGTTATTAATCTAAGACCTAATTCCCCATCTTCTGATTCTTCTTTCAACATAGCAAACAAAACTGTTTCACCAATTTGTTTAGCTCTACCTGAAAAGTATCCTTTATCTTTTAGTTGACTTAATATTTCATAAGACAACATTTTATTATCCCTTAATTGTAGGTCAATTTCTTCTTTAAATGTCATATGATAAAATTAACATGTATGGTACCATACAAGATACCATACATGATGTTTGTTTTATTTTAGAATGGAAGGTCTTCATCAACCTCATCATTTGCTTGTGGGTCAACAATAGGTGTGTCTTTTGGTTTACTACCACCGAAAGATTCTGTTTCAACAGAACTATCTCCGTAAACGTATCCACCTTTTTCTGAATCCCATTTTGGAGTTTCTCCACGAGAAATTGCCTCAAGATATTCTACAGGTTTTTTAGAATATACATCTAACCAAGTCAACTCATCTTCAATCCAAGCTTTTGCTTGTACCTTATCTTCGTGAACAGGTGCTGGGTCATCATACATAATTGTAGATACAGCGGTATATTCTTTACCATTTGGTGCTTTTGATTTGTTTAATTCAATGATTAAATCACGACCTTTTTCGGAGTCAGTAATATCACCTTTATTTCTCCAAATCGGAATGATTTTGTCTAAAATA